TTAAACAAACTAGCAAGACCATATGTGTTTGAACCAAATGATAAAATCACAAGAGATGAAATCAAGGCTCAAGCAGAAAGTTTATTACTTGAACTAGTTGGTAACAGAGCGATTTTTGATTTCTTAGTTGTGTGTGATGAATCAAACAACACACCTACAAGAATAGACAGAAACGAGTTGTACTTGGATATTGCTATTGAACCAGTCAAAGCAGTAGAGTTCATCTACGTACCATTAAGATTGAAAAACACTGGTGAAATAGCAGGATTATAATAGATAAATATTATAGGAGAAACAAATGAGTATATCTACACTATCAAAAATTACAGTACCTTTAGACAGTAACCAATCTGCTTCTAACCAAGGTCTGTTAATGCCAAAGTTACAGTATCGTTTTAGAGTATCACTTGAAAACTTTGGTGTATCTACACCGACTACTGAACTTACAAAACAAGTTGTAGATATCACAAGACCTAATTTAAGTTTTGAAACAACAACTATTGATGTTTACAACTCTAAAGTATATCTAGCAGGTAAACACACATGGGAAACTGTTACACTAACATTAAGAGAAGATGTCAGCAACAACGTACAAAAACTTGTTGGTGAACAATTACAGAAACAATTTGACTTCTTTGAAATGAGTGCGGCGGCTTCAGGTTCAGACTACAAATTCGTAACAAGAATAGAAATTACAGACGGCGCAAACGGTGCCAACACAGTGAATGTTTTAGAAACATTTGAACTGTATGGTTGCTACATTGAATCAGCAAACTACAATCAATTAGCATATCAAACAAGTGAACCTGTGACTGTAACGTTAGCATTAAGATACGACAATGCTATCCAAACCCCACAAGGCACTGGCGTTGGAACTGCTGTGGGCAGAACTGTAAACACTTTAATTACAGGCGGCGGCGCTTAATAATCATTAGCATTTATAAATTCAGGAAAGGGGCTCAGGCCCCTTTTTTGTTATAACCAAGGAGGATAACCCCCATGAAGAAAATGTTGAAAAACAAAAAACTATGGATCGGTATTGCGGTTCTAGTAATCGTGATTGGTGTGGCAATGTTAACTGGCGATTCAACACCAGTTGATGCTACTACACAAGGCTAATCCTAATATAACAGTGCTTAAGGCGGCTTTATAGTTGCCTTAAGTTTTTAATACTACCGCTTTTTCCCTTACATAAATACTGTATATGGCAAATTTACTAAAAGGTTTTTTAGACAATGTGTTCAAAGGAACACTAAATCCCAAAGGAAATCTAGCAGATTTCAGCCATGCTTCTAGGCTGTATGTTGATGACAGTTTTAGATTAGCACCCAAACAAAAATTTTTATATCATGTGGTTTTCAATATTAATCCACAAGCGGCAATTACAGATCCGCCATTAAGTAATCATCAAAGAGAATTGAATATGCTTGTAAAAGCAGTAGACTTACCACAATACACTGTGGATATGATCACTGCACAACAATACAACATTAAAAGAAAAGTACAAACTAAAATTTCATATGATCCTATAAACATTACATTTCATGATGATAATTATGGCGTCACAACAGCATTATGGGAAACATACTATAGGTATTACTTCAATGACGGAAATTATGGTTCTAAAGATACAGTAGGAAATCAGTCTAGCAGTACAGAAAGACCTTACAGTAAAATAGGTGGACTACACAATAGTAAAAATACAAAAAATAGATTTGGTTTAGATAATGATGCCAATATTCCTTTTTTTACAAGCATTCAAATTTATCAGATGGCAAGAAAAACTTATACTTGTTACACATTGGTAAATCCTATTATTCAAAGATGGCAACATGATTCAATGAACAATCAAGAAAATGCTCCTGTACAAAATCAAATGGTTGTAGAATATGAAGCAGTATTTTATTCAAGAGGTAGAGTACAAGCCAATGGTGCTCCAGCAGGTTTTGGAAAAGAACATTACGACAAAACTCCTTCACCTAATTCATTATCAGGTGGTGGCTCTACAAGTTTATTAGGCACAGGCGGTGTGTTATCAGGATTGTTCGGTGAGAATGATGGCCCATATACTTACATTGGAAGTCAACTTGGTTCTAGCAGAGGAAAAATAACTTTAGGATCAATAATAAGAACAGCAAACAGATTAAAAAATGCTAAAAATTTATCTAAAGAAGGTTTGAGGCAAGAAGGTTTCAACATTCTTACAGGTGCAATAGGAAGAATTGGAAACACTTCTGACCAAGCATATGGAGTACCAAATACGTTTATAGGTAGAAGTGCTTCAAATATTGGATCAGGATTAAAAGCAGTAACAAAAGCATTAATAAAAAGGAACTAATGAGTAATTTACCTAAACAAAACAATGACAGCAATCAACCTGTAAAAGAATTTTTTAATAATTATTTTAACGAAACAATTTCTTTTCCAAGTAATGATGTTGACGCAGTCGTAGGTTATTTTGAATCACGAGGATTTGATAGAACTGCTAGTATATCAACAGCAACAGTAATATTACAACAGGCTAAAATTGACGGAGTAAAAGTATTTGAATTATTGGATACTTTGAAAGGCATGGACAAAGTTCAATTAAGTTATATCGTTACAGAAATTTTAAACCACAATAGGTCCAACACATCATCACTTGGATACAAAGTTAAAACTGAAAACAGCCTTTCAGAAAAACGTAACATAGTGGTATAATCCAATGGCGAAATTCGCTCAAGGAAGATTCCAAATAAAAAATCCAGACAAATATGTTGGTGGTAGAACACCTTTATACCGTAGCAGTTGGGAATTTGCTTTTATGCGATTTTGTGATGAAAGTCCTAGTATATCTAAATGGGCAAACGAATCAATACGTATTCCTTACAAACATCCACTCACAGGAAAATTTACAATATATGTGCCAGATTTTTTTATTGCTTACACAGATAAAAATGGAAGACCTCATGCAGAAGTAATTGAGATTAAACCAGAAAATCAAACATTGACCGAAAAGGTTGGCAAAAACAAATACAATCAAGCACAACTGATTATTAACAAAGCAAAATGGATGAGTGCTCAAATGTGGTGCAAGAATAAAGGATTCAGATTTAGAGTAATAAACGAAAAAGACATTTTCCACGGTACCAAATAAGTTTTTCGGTGACCATGGGGTACACTAAATAAAATTACATTTATGACCAAAAAATTAGAAGAACTACTCAACCTTCCAGAGTCGCAGGAAATAGTAAAAGAAGAACAAGCGAAATCTAAGGCTGAAGACGAAAAAGCACAAAAGAAATCTCAAAGTATTGACCAACAAAAAAGCACAATGAGAGATATTGCTGAGTTTGATAAAATTGCCGCGGCATTACCAAAAGTTGAAGGCTTAGGAGAAATGGGTGATTCTGAATTGGATGATGTGGGTACTAGAGCAATCAATGCCTATGAGGACTTAATGGATTTAGGAATGAATGTAGAAAGTAGATACTCTGCTCGTATATTTGAAGTAGCAGGCAATATGTTGAAGACAACACTTGACGCCAAAGTCGCAAAAATGGATAAAAAGTTGAAGATGGTTGATTTACAACTTAAAAAGCAAAAACAAGACCAAAAAGCGGGAGATTCCGACACTAATGTGGTACAAGGCGAGGGATATGTGATATCAGACCGTAACAGTTTATTGGAAAAACTTAAAAAGATGGATAAATACAACAAAGCAGAAAAAGATGACAAAAATGACAAGTAAATTTGAACAATATCTAGCAGAAAGCACAAAAACGTACCCATTCAAAATTGGGGTAGCGGGTGATTTGCCAGAAGGTTTCGCTGACACTTTAGAATCAGCACTAGCAAAATTCGTAGTTGTTAAAATGAGCAACGGTAAAAAAACTCCAATACAAAAAAGACCATTGGATTTTCCTGCTTTAGAAAACGAAAGAACAACCTACTTTGAAACAGAATTACAATACCCAACAACAACACAAGTTCTACAACAATACATCAAAACATACACTGATCTTCCTGAAAGTCATATTATTGTGAGAAATCCAAATGAGCCTCAAGAAGAGTACCAAGCAGAAAAAGATGATGCTCCATACGAAGCAAAATTAAATTCAGCATATGAAGACAGCAAAGACGAACAAAAGTCAGCAGGTACAAGCAGAGTAATGGATTTATTAAAGGAATTAGAAAAAGAAAGAAAAGAAAGATCAGCACCAGATGCCGCAGGTGATATCAAACCAGGCGGTAACGTTATGCCAAATGAAGGCGACAGCAAAAACAAAATGTCACCTATTTCAGGCAAGTCGAAAGGTAAATAATAACATGGACATAAGAGATTTTTTAACAAAAATTGATGCTATTCAAAATAAAGAGCAAATGAAAGAAGATGTAAAGAAAATACATCTTAACGAAGCATCACAAGTAATGTTGTATGGAGATACTCCAGAAGACATGAATGCTATCGCACAAATTTTCAAAAACGCAGGAGTAACTCCTCCAGCACCAGTTGAAGGTCCAAAGCCAGAAGAAGCAGAAGCAGAAGAAGTTTCAGCAACTGAAGAAGTTCCAGGCAAAGCAACAACAACACCTAATCCTGAGTACAAAGACACACAGTACATGACTAAAGATTTATCAGGTGGTCCAAACAGAATTCAAAAAACTTATCCAAAAGTTGCAGGTGGAGATAATCCAATGGCAATTAAAACGGATGAAGAAATTGAATCTTCAATTAAAGAAGCACTAGTTCAAGCATACCAAGACTTCAAAAAAAAAGACTAGAACGTAGCCTTACAAAACCAGAAGAAAAAGCAAAAGAAAAATACGTCAAAGGTATGAAAAAAGCCAAAGGCGATTTTAAAGACCGTTATGGTGACGATGCTGAGGCAGTAATGTATGCGACTGCTACCAAAATGGCAAAGAAAAACGCATAATCAAAAAGCAATACACCACCAATTTTCAGCATAAGTATTATATATGAGTAATAAAAGTTTAGACGGTGTCCTTACCAAAAAAGCACACCAACGTGAAAGGTTTACAGAAGAACA